AAGAATTCTTAAAGATAGCAAATTTAAATTTACAAACAGAAAAATCTCTTAAAGAAATAGGTGATAAAAAAATTACCGAAGTTATAACTGGTGGACCAGAAGAGTTTCATGATGGTCCACCTTGTTTACAGATGATATGCAAAGAGAGTCAGGCATCAGGAACCAGGTTAAAAGATGAAAGAGATAGATTTTTATATAACTATATGGTCTTTGCTAAAAAGAAATATCCAGATGATTGGGATAAAAAAGTTTTAGAAGCTGCTCGAAACTATATTGTTTATGATACGGTATGGGGTGATGAAAAAGTAAAAGAAAAAATTAAGTATTGGAAAAATGAAACTAAAGGTTTTAAATGTAGCGACTTACCTATCTCTGCTTATTGTGCAAAAGGAACCTGTTTAAAAAGAAAGTTTGGTATAGGTAGTCACAGAAGCACAACCTGGCCCCAAGTGTCTGGACTAATTAAAATGGATTATAAACCTGATCCAGAATTTTTTATAAACATAGATTTAGCAGATGGTAAGGTTGTACAAATTCATGCAAAACATATTAAAAAAATAGCAGAGATGAAAGAGATGCGTGCTTTAATAGCTGAACAAACACCTATCTTTCCACCAATATTAAAACAAAACGAATACCAAGTTATATTAGATACTTTGTGGGCAAACATGGAAACTATTAAACCACCTGCAGGGACTAATCCATTAGATATGTTAAAGAAAGAATTAATTGATTTTGTTAATGGACCACAAGCTAGCACTTTCGCAGCTTTTAAAACAGGGGCTGTCTTGGCTGAAGATGATTATTATTTTTTTATTTATGATTCTTTTTATGAAGAACTTAAACGTGGAGACTGGATCAAAGAAAGATCACGAACTGCTACTATGATAGGACAATATTTTGGTGGAGAGTTTAGTCATCAAAAAAGATTTCCACAAGGCGATAACAAAGATCCCTTTCCACCAATAAGAGTTTTAAAACTTCCTAAAGAAGGTTTAGAGAAAGAAGAAATACAGGACGAACTAATCAAACAAGAAGATAAGGAGAAAATAGTATGAGTAAGTCAAAACAACCACCTCAGGTTTGCGTATCAATGCCAACCTATGATTTAATGCAAGTGTCTACTTGTTTATCATTAATAAAGTTAATGGATAAATTTACCCTGGCTAAGATAAGAGCTACGGTGCAAACATTTAAAAGTCCTTATGTTGGATACGGAAGAAATGTATTGACCGCTATGTTTTTAGAAACAGGTATGGATTATCAATTGTTTGTAGATTCTGATATGGAATTTGAACCAGACGTCGTAGGTAGGATGATAATAGCAAATAAGGATGCAATATGTGTTCCTTACAGAAAGAAAACTCAAGATAATGCTGTTAGATTTTCTGTAGCTTTTGAAGATATTACTAGCATAGATATTGATGATAAAGGATTAGTTAAGTTAAAAGTGGGACCTGCAGGGCTTACTTTAATTCATAGAAGAGTGTATGAAAAATTAATGAAAGATTATCCACACTTAAAAATAACACAAAAAGAAATAATATCTGAAACAGCGAATAATTATTTTTATAATTTTTGGGACACTACGTTTGACAAGAATGGAAAATGGTGGGGAGAAGATACCAACTTTTGTAACATGATTAGAAAATCTGGTTTTGATTTTTATGGTGTAGTTGATGGAGAAACTACTCACCACGGCACTTATGGATGGAAGGGTAAATTAATTGATACATTTCAAAAGGCCGATGAAAAAAAGCATTAAGATATACGGACCACCTGGTACAGGTAAGACCTTTAGATTAATTAGACGTGTTAACGCCTATAAAAGAACAGGGACACCTTTACATAAAATAGGATACTTTGCATTTACAAAAAAAGCAGCTTTAGAAGCAAGAAAAAGAATAGGTGTATCAGACAAAGAAGTACCTTATTTTCAAACACTTCATGCTTTTTGTTATCATCTTCTCGGACTCAAAGAAGAAGATATTATACAGCCGTATCATTACGAAGACTTAGGTAAAAAATTAAATATTCGAGTATCTTTTGTAGATAAATATAATGAAGAGGAGTCTCACTTCTTGACTTGTAATAATCCATACTTTCAGATGATTCAAAAAGCTATCAACAAAGATATATCAATTGAAAAAGAATTTAATTTAAACGAACACGATAGAAAAGAAGTGAAGTGGGATACACTAAAACATATATCAATAAATTTAGAAGCATATAAAAAAAATAATCAGATAATAGATTTTAATGATATGATTAAGTTGGTTCTAGAGTCTGATAAAATACCACAATTCAAAGCTATATTTATAGATGAAGCTCAAGATCTTTCTCCTTTACAGTGGAAACTATATGATAAATTAAAAGAAAAAGCAGAGCATATTTATTTAGCAGGGGATGATGATCAAGCTATTTTTGCGTGGGCCGGGGCTGATGTTAACAGATTCATAAACGAACCTGGAGAAGAAAAAGTTTTAAGATATTCCCGTAGAGTTTCACAAGCTGTCCAGGCTCAATCAAATTTTCCTATATCCAAGATAATGGGTTTAAGAAAAGTCAAAGAGTATTTACCTAGAAAATATTTAGGACACTCTTATCACATATCTGATTTAAACCACGTAGATTTATCTAAAGGTAAATGGTTAATTTTAACTAGAACCAAAAGTAATCTACTGCAAATAATGAAAGATTTAAAAAAGAAAAATTTTTTTTATCAAACTAATAAAGGTAAGAGTTATAAAGTAAGTTTATATAAGGCTGCCGAAGCCTACACTAAATGGTGTATGGAAGGAATGTTAAATGAAAAAGAAATAGCTGAGGTAAGAGATTATATACCTAATGGTGAGTGGGATGTAAAAGTTCCCTGGTATGATAAATTTTCTGAAGACCAAAAAGAAATATTATATTTAAGAAATTTAATTGCATCAGGTGAAAAACTTAATGAACCTGCAAGAATATGGTTGTCAACTATTCATGCAGCTAAAGGAGGTGAAGAGGACAATGTAATATTATCCATGCACCAGGGATCAAAGGTTCAAAAAGGTATTGGTTTAAGTATTGACAAACAAGATGAAGAGCATAGAGTGTGGTATGTAGGCATCACGAGAGCAAGAAATAATTTATATAAATTAAAAAGTAAGAAAAAAATAAAGGAATATCAACTATGACACATAAAAATATATTTGATGATGCATTTCCGCAAGACAAGCAGGTAGGCGGAAGTCACTACCGTAAGATGGTCATTCAACCTTATGAGTTTATTTCAAAAAATAATTTAAGTTTCTTTCAAGGGAACGTTGTAAAATATGTTTGTCGTTATCTTTTTAAAAATAAAATAGAGGATCTAGAAAAGATAATACATTACTGTCAGTTAGAAATAAAAAAAATGAAAGATGACACCAAGAAATAAAATATTAGAGTTGCATTCAAAATGGTTGTGGACTAATGGATATGTAGAACAATCAATCGAGTGTTTGGAGCAATCTAAATTTGAAGACGTAAGATTAAAAAAAGGAAGGTTTAAACAATATGCTACTGCCACAAACAGAGTGGGTGCAACCAACAGAATACCCAGATCTTAGATCATACGACGAAATAGCTGTTGACTTAGAGACTAGAGATCCTGATTTAAAATCAAAAGGATCTGGAGCTGTTATAGGTAATGGCGATGTCGTTGGCATAGCTGTGGCTACTTATAATAACAAATGGTATTTTCCGATTGGCCATAAGGAGGGTCCTAACATGGATCGTAAAAAAACTTTAGAGTGGTTTAAAGATATTTTAGAATGCCCAGCTACAAAAATATTTCATAATGCAATGTATGACGTTTCATGGATAAGAAATTTAGGCTTAAAAATCAATGGTTTAATAGTAGACACTATGATTGCATCTTCTTTACTAGATGAAAATAGATTTTCTTATACTCTTAACACACTGTCGTGGCATTTTTTAGGTGAAGGAAAAAATGAAAGAGCTTTGAACGAAGCTGCAAAGGCTAGAGGACTTGATCCAAAAGCAGATATGTGGCAACTACCTGCTCAAGAAGTAGGTGCGTATGCAGAGAAAGATGCTGAACTTACTTTTAAACTTTGGCAGCATGTAAAAAAATTAATGATAGAACAAGATGTTCAAGATGTTTTTAATCTTGAGACAGATCTTTTCCCCTGCTTAGTTGATATGCGTTTTTTAGGCGTAAGAGTGGATACTCAAGGAGCGCATAACCTACGCAAGAAATTAATAGCACAAGAACAAGTATTGCTCCAAGAAGTAAAAAAAGAAACAAACATAGATGTTCAAATATGGGCAGCGCGTAGCATACAAAAAGTTTTTGAATATTTAGGCGAAGACTTTGAAACAACTGAAAAAACTGGTGCGCCATCATTTACTAAAAATTTTCTCTCTAATCATGAGAATCCTGTAATTAAAAAGATAGCAGAGGCTAGAAAAATAAACAAGGTAAATACAACATTTATAGATACAATTTTAAAATATGAACATAAGGGTAGAATTCATGCAGAGATTAATCAAATAAGATCTGATGATGGTGGTACTGTGACTGGAAGATTTTCATATGCAAACCCAAATCTACAGCAAATACCTGCCAGAGATCCAGATACAGGTCCTATGATTAGAAGTTTATTTATACCAGAAGAAGGATGCAAGTGGGGTTGTTTTGACTACTCGCAACAGGAACCAAGGCTTGTAGCACACTACGCTTTACGTTATGGCTTATCTTCAGTTAATACAATAGCTGATTCGTATGACAGTGATCCATCAACAGACTTTCATCAGATTGTAGCTGAGATGGCTGAGATACCTAGATCTCAAGCCAAGGTAATTAATCTTGGTTTGTTTTATGGTATGGGTAAAGCAAAACTTCAGGCTGAACTTGGGGTAAGTAAATTTAAAGCAGAAGAATTATTTAATAAGTATCACAGCAGAGTTCCTTTTGTTAAACAGTTAATGAATGAAATAATGAAGGCTGCATCAAACAGAGGTCAAATTAAAACTTTATTAAACAGGCGTTGTAGATTTCCTAAATATGAACCAATACTAAGAGGATCGGACTGGGGTAAGTATGTACCTGCAGAAGACCAAGAAAGAATGGAGGACCTGCAAAAGATGGGTCAGTATTTAAAAAATGATGAAGGTGAATTGTTAAAAGACAAAGATGGCAATCCTAAAAAAAATTATTGGCATAACAATCCAACACGTAGAGCTTTCACTTACAAAGCTTTAAATAAATTAATACAAGGATCCGCTGCGGACATGACTAAGAAAGCTATGTTAGATTTATACAAAGAAGGAATTCTTCCTCACATACAAATACATGATGAGTTAGACATATCTATTGAAAATGAAAAGCATGCGCAGAAGGTAAAAGATGTGATGGAAAGCGCTGTTGACTTGAAGATACCTAATAAGGTAGACTATGAATCAGGTCCAAACTGGGGATCTATAAAATGAGGATAAAAAATGGCTTACTTAAACGGAAATATTCCTGTACAATATGCACAAATAAAAAGGGAGTATTTATATGACTTACGAAAACATCATGGCGAAGTTGAAGATTGTATTATCTTCGGCTTATCATCTATTACTGGGCGCTCTATTTTATTCCATGCGATTATGGAGAACGGCGCTATCTTTTATCGTCTCCCGATATCTGCCTTCATACAGAGAGGTTTTAAACCGGAAGATGTTCCTAAACGTAGACTTGATGAACTTCAGTTATGGAATTGTTTTAGTTATTATCCTGCTGTTACTAGTTGGGATATTTTAGACGGCCAAGCTGGAAAGTACATTGGAAAAGATAAGAAGTGGCACCAAGGAAAATATTTATTTACTGTTGACTGGGCTCACCCAGAGAGTAATATAGTAGACACTGATCATTCAGAAATACCGCACGAACATAAGTGCGCTCACGTACTTGCATTAAATGATGGCAACTACGCAGCACAACCTAACAACAGATTAATTTGGGACATACCGTCTTTCACAGTTAAAAATACTGTGCCTGATTGGAAGGTACAAACAAATGAATGGAACGTAGAAGATACTCAACAGTGGCAAACAGAAGACACTGATAATTTCTTTTATGAGATTGAGGAGAAAAAAAATGATTAATATGAAGTGTATAAA